ATTCTATAAATATTCTATAAATATTCTATAAATATTCTATAAATATTCTATAAATATTTTATATTTTTTATTTAATTATATATATAATGGATTTTTATACTAAGTTGTTTTGGATGTTTTTCTTAGCATTTATCTTTTTATCTAGTTATTTACTTTGCTGTACTAAGAAAACAAATATATTTTATTTACAAATTGCTTCTGGTATAGGAATGTTTGTGACAAGCAAAATTGGAAGAAGTTTTTTAAGAATAGCTTAGATTAACCTTATATTAGTTTTAAATAGTAGGAATAAACCGCCAATTTAATTCTTGACATATTTTTTTCCATATTTCATCTTGTTCTATTATTTTCTCTCTATCCTTTAACATCGGAAAAAACGGCAAAAACTCTTTTTGATTTAGCAATTCGCATAATTTATAAATAGTGTAGTAATAATTTAAAAAATTAACACGCTCTTCCGGGCAAAACTTCGCATATGGAACTTGTATTTCTGTAAAAAGATTACACAATGTTTCTTCTAATTCGGAAGTCATTATAGGAGGGCGAACACCTAATTTATCTTTTATAAAGGGTATATGCTCATAATATTTATTGTATTTTAATTTTTTAAGCACTTCTTTTAATTTTTTATTACAGATAGTTTTAATATCTAATCGTTCTTTTTTAATTTGTTGACTAATATTTTCAAGTATATCATCTGGTATTAAGGTTGTTTCTTTTGCTTGAAACTGAGCCAAAATCTCTCTAAAATGATTTATTCTTTTATAAGAATAAAAACAAACTTCTTTAGGCGGTTCTTTATAACTTGGTTTATCATTTTCAATAATATATTTAAGATTGGCACTACAATTATTACATACTAAAAGGCCTTCATGTTCTATATGAATTAGTTCTCCAAAATTACATATTCTACATACATCTGCTTCACAAATAAAATTATTTATATCAATATTTGTTGGATCAATATTTGAAAAATATTTTTGTATATTTAGATTATTTTTTGTTAAGCAATTATCACTACAATCAGAAATTTTGAAAAACTTTTCAAGAACTGTCTTATTACTTGCTGTATTAGATATATTTTTTTTTTCTTCAAAATAGTTAAATATATAGAGAGAATTATCTAAAAAATATTTTTTTTTCTTTTTTTTAAGACTATTAATTTTATCATCAATTGTTTTTATCGCATATTTAATTTCTAACTTTTCATCAAATGTTTTAGTAATAATATTATATTCTAATAATAAGTTTTTTCTATCCTCTTCTAATTTAGGAATAATTTCATTGGAAATTTGTATAAATTCATCTAAAAACTTTTCATGTTTATAATCTAAGGATTCTTTAGGTTTTTCAATAATAATTGTTTTTAGATTTTTAGGTTTAAAATTATTCATTTATATAAATACTATTATTTATATATATTTAATTAAATAATACATATATATATTAAGGAAAATACGTAATTGTTAATATATAGTAAATTAAGCATGCGATTTGTATTTATTTTAAAATAAACAATAAATTAAACTAATAATTTTATAATTAGTTTAATTTAATTTTAATTTTTAAATTTTTTTCTTTTGTTATATTATAAATATGGGAGGAGGCTTAATGCAACTCGTCGCTTATGGCGCACAAGATGTTTATCTTACCGGCAATCCACAGATTACCTTTTGGAAGGTAACATACCGTCGTTACACTAACTTCGCAATGGAATCGATTGAGCAAACATTTAACGGACAGGCTGACTTCGGCCGCCGGGTAACATGCACAATTTCTCGCAATGGTGATTTGGCATATCGCACATATTTACAAATTACTCTACCAGAAATTAATCAGCAAATGAACCCTACCGCTGCCCGCTCAGCACTCACCCCAGCTGGAGCAGGCGATCAGCACCGTGGCGAGACTGGCGTCTTTGCTCGCTGGTTAGACTTCCCCGGTGAGCAAATTATCTCGATTGTTGAGGTTGAAATTGGTGGTCAGCGCATTGACCGTCAATATGGTGATTGGATGCACATTTGGAATCAGTTAACTCTTACCAGCGAGCAGCAGCGTGGTTATTACAAGATGGTTGGCAACACTACTCAGTTAACCTTTATTACTGATCCATCTTTTGCGGCGGTTGATGGTCCTTGTGCCACCAGTGCGCCCACTCAGGTCTGCGCCCCCCGCAATGCTCTTCCAGAGACCACACTATATGTGCCTCTACAGTTTTGGTATTGCCGCAATCCCGGTCTTGCGCTTCCCTTAATTGCTCTTCAATATCACGAAATCAAGATTAATCTTGATCTTCGCCCAATTGATGAGTGCTTATGGGCGGTTACATCGCTAAGCAACACCTCGTCTACCAGCTCATTAAAGGTTTCTACCGCATATCAGATGTCGCTTGTTGCTGCCTCGTTATATGTTGATTATGTATTCTTAGATACAGAGGAGCGCCGGCGTATGGCACAAAGCGCCCACGAGTACCTTATTGAGCAGCTTCAGTTTACAGGCGATGAGTCGGTTGGCTCTTCGTCTAACAAGATTAAATTAAATTTCAATCATCCTTGCAAAGAGCTTATTTGGGTTGTCCAGCCTGACGCAAATGTTGATTATTGTGCGTCGTTAATTACTGGAACAACTCTATTTAGTGTTCTTGGCGCCCAGCCATTTAACTACACTGATGCGATTGATGTGTTGCCCAATGGCATTCACGCATTTGCGGGTCCTGGCTCTGTTAATGGCCCGAATGAGTTTATTAACACTGCTGGCTTATTCCAGGATCCTGGCGCGACTGATGCCGTGACTTTCCCTGGCTGGGATTACCAGGCTCCCAACTTCAACCACTCTGGATGGGTTAATTCGACAACTCAGTCTCAATTAAATCCAGTTGCCACCAATGGCCTTGCTGACTACCAGTCCTCGGTTTCTGATGCCGGCACATTTGTGTTAACGGAGACTTCTCTTGACATGCACTGCTGGGGCGAGAATCCAGTTGTCACTGCCAAATTACAGCTTAACGGCCAAGACCGGTTCTCTGAGCGTGAAGGTACCTACTTTGATCTTGTTCAACCTTTCCAGCACCACACTAGAACCCCCGATACTGGCATTAATGTCTACTCTTTTGCTCTTCGCCCAGAGGAGCACCAGCCATCGGGCACCTGCAATTTCTCGCGGATTGACAATGCCACTCTTCAGCTTGTGCTTTCTAATGCGACTGTTGGCGGCACTAATACTGCCAAGGTTCGCGTGTATGCCACTAACTATAACGTCCTTCGTATTATGTCGGGCATGGGTGGTTTAGCTTACTCGAATTAAATCTTTTAACTTGTTTAATATTTTTAAAATTTATTTACTATTTTTAAAATTTGTTTTTAATTAGTTTTTAATTATAATATATTATGAATAATAATATATTATGAAGTGTCTATTAGTAACAATTGCAATTGGCGAAAAATATTTAGAAGAATATAAAAAATTGTTTTATAAAAGTCAAAAAGATTACGCTGTAAAAAATGGTTATGAGTTTAAAGTTATTATAGATTTTTTAGATAAAAACAATATTAATAGTTCTGCGATTTCATTTAATAAAATATTAGTTTGTAATCAAGAATGGTCAAACGATTATGACTTTATTATATTTATAGATGCGGATATTTTAATTAATATTAACTCTCCACCAATTCATAATTATATAGAGTATGATGACTGCATTGGAATAATTGATGAATTTTCTCAACCGTCAAAAGAAAGAAGATTAAAAATACAGCAAAAAATGGGGTGGGAAACAAGTGCAAGAGATCATTATAAATTATGCGGATTTGATATTCAAACTGATATGGTTTTTAATTCAGGCATTCTTGTAATGCAACCAAAAAAACACAATGATTTTTTATTAAATATATATAATAAATATATATTGCAAAGTATATCACATCCTAGAGGATTTATTTTTGAACAATCTTGTATAGGTTATGAACTTCAAAAACATAATTTATATAAAATTATAGATAATAAATTTAATGCTCTGTGGGGTTTAACTAAATTAGATAATATTGAAAATATTAGTCTAAATAAATACTTTAATGATAATTATTTTATACATTTTGCTGGACACACTGATTATGATAAAATTAAAACAATAAAATATTTAAATTAATTGTATTATTATTATTATATATGGATTTAAATGTAAATAATTATTCAGTTGAGGAGTTATATAAGTTATTTAATATTACTGATAATAAAATAGATAAAATAAAAATCGAAGATTATTTATCAAAAACAATTTCATTAATTAGTATTCAAGACAATGATGATTTGCCAGAAAATAAAGAGAAATTAATTAAGTTTTATACTAAGGCTGCCTTTAAAATTTTTAATTCTAATCTAACAAACAATAATTCTTTGGACTCACTTTCCCTTGATACTAGTAACAGTATAAATCCCAATATTAGTTATTATAAAGAAAATGAAGAAATAATTAGCACATTACTTGAAAATAACACAAACTTTCAATCTAATCTACTAGAGACAGATGATCAGAATGGAGACTTTGAACCAAAAAAAAAAGAAACTTTATTTGTAAAAGGATATTTAAACAAATATACCGAAGGATTAGTAAATCCATTAGAGAGAGAAACAACCTCGTCTATTTTATCAATAAATAGTAAGTTTAGGGAGTCCAATAGTAAAAGTAGTACAGACTTTATAATTGAATTAAACGATCCATATCATAATGTAGTTTCAATAAAGTTAGCTTCAATTGAGTTAATTAATAGTTATTATACTATTTCTGAATATTTACGAACAAATAAGTTTTCAGTAACATTTTTTCAATATAATATCACAACAAATGATATCTCTCAAAACTCAATATCTACAGAAGACTTTACGATTCCAGATGGAAATTATAGTGTAACAGAACTAGTAACTATTATAAATAATGATTGCTTTAAAAACAATGAAACAGACCCGATAATTATTCCTTCTATTCGATATTATAGAGTTATTAAACTAGTTAAAACTAATAATACAGGCAAACTATTATTTGTGGTAAATGATAGTAGCGGAAACCAACCACTCGCAGGTTATAAATGGGGGTTTGATTTAAACTTTAGTGATAAAATAACCCCAAATAGACCGGCATTTCTAAATTTGGGTTGGATATTAGGTTATAGAAAATTAAAATATAATTTTTTTAAAACTATAAATAATGAAACTTACTATAATCATATTAAAACCTTAACTTTAGATATAGGATTTAATCCAGAATCAACTGCAAATACAATAGGTACTCGTTATTTTTTATTAGAAGTAGACGACTTTAATAAAAATCAAAGTAAGCTTTTTAGATTTAATGCCGAATTAAAAAATAATAGTTCAGAAGCATTTACTTATAGTGTTTCAAATATATTGGCATTAATTCCAAATAGATGTAATTATTATGATAAAAGTTTTGAAGATTATACAGATAGAATATTTAATACTAAATTATATTTTGGACCTGTTAAAATATCAAAATTAAAAATCAGATTATTGGATGAAAATGGTGTAGTTGTAAACTTAAATAATACAGATTTAACAATAAATATTGCAATTGAAACCATAAATAAACATCATAATACTTTATCTAAATAATTACTTTATTTATGTTTTCTTGAGTAATTCGATTTAGATTTAGATTTAGATTTAGATGGTTTTCTTTTAGTTCCTCCCTTTTTAATTTGTTTAATATTTAAATTATCTTTAAAAAATTTAAGTAAAGCATTAACAGTTCTAGGTCCATCATATATCTTAGATAACTTATTATTTTTAGCGATCAAAATAGTTGGATAACCCGATACTGCCTCGTGAATTTTACTATTGGTTACTAACTGCTTAAATGCTTCATTTTCTATATTATATATTTTAGTTGTTCCATCATTATTATATAATTTTAATGCGTCATTTAATTTTTGTAAAATAGGCTCTAATTCTTTACAATAGCCACATCCAGGCATAGTTACTATTAACGCACTATTTATTAAAGAAACCTTACCATTTTTATTTTGATTTCTATAAATTGTAAGAAACATCTATATATATTATATATTAATAAAATATATTAATATATAATATAATATAGTATGTTTATTGATATTTTTTATAGTTTTTTAATTATTATTATTATTGTAATTATTTATTTATTTGTAAATCAATATAATAAAAATAAAAATGATTGTCCTGATATATTAATTCAAAAAGGTAAATATATATATTTAATGAATAAATATAACAAGGCAATTACTAAATTTAATAATTTAGAAGAATATCGCAAATATTATAAAAATCAAGAATTACAAGGTAAAAAATGTCCTGAACTATATTTACAAAAAGAATACAATGTTCAAGGAGAAGCAGTTTATGTTAATAGAAAATCTCCGTTTGAAAAAGAAGGAGGTACTCCTTTAATTTCTGGATTAGATTTACATACTACTAATAACACTTCTTTATTAGTTGATTCTACGCGCAATAATCCTCCATTTAATAATAATTTATATCCTGGGTTTGACCCAATGAACCAATATATAGGACTTGAAACCCCGTTAGATAAAATGTACAATAAAGAGACAACGGTTCCTCCTATATTAACCACTACAAAATATGAAGGGTTTCTCTTCAATTAAGTATTTAAATATTTAAGTATTTAAGTATTTATTAAACATTTATTGACTAATAAATTATCTATATTTTCTAATTCTTTTTCTGACTTTTTACTTAATACCGTCCAATCATTACTATCATTATTATAATTATTATTATACTGAATTGTATAACCATTTTTATGATAAAATTGTCGCCTTTTTAACCATTGTTTTTTAAATATATCATGTTTGTCTATTATATCTATAACTAAAGGATTGGCATGTTTTACTCTTAAAATACGACCAACTGCTTGTTCTATTTCTGTTTTTGGTGTCACAAAAACCAGCGTTGTTAAAGTCTTAATGTCTAATCCTTCTGATGCCATTGAATATGTGGCAACTAATACTTGTTTAGTTTCACTTATTTTAAGATCTTTTTCTTTCATTCCTCCAACATAATAACCTACGGTTGTAATATTACGATGTTCTATTGCTTTAAATAAATATGTTAGTAAACTTTTATTGTGACCTAAAATAATCATTTGTTGATTGTTATTAATTTCTAATTCATTTTTAATTATTTTTAAAATAAACTCACTTCTAATATTAAAATTACATAATTTACTAATCATAGTACTATATTTAGCATTTCCTCGATGATCATATTCAATTGTATTAAAGTCATCATCATTAACATTAAACTCAATTGCTTTAATTAATACACTATTATCATTTTCGCGTTTTTCTTTATGAATAATCTCTCCAATAAACAATTTAAATACTTTTGTTAAGCCATCTTTTCGATTCATTGTGGCACTTAATCCTAATGTATACATTGTTACAACCCGCTGTAATGCTCTTACAAACACTTCTGCTGATATATGATGAACCTCGTCTACAACGGTTAATCCAAAACTATTAAATTGCGATTCATGATATTCTTTCATAGATAAGGATTGAAGCATTCCAATAACAATATCTTTATCATCAATATCTATAAGTTGTCCTTGAATACGCCCAACTTTAGCATCTGGCAGAAATTGTTTTATTCTCTCAATCCATTGATCTACTAGAAATCCTTTATGTACAATAATTAATGTTTTAACTCCTAATTGCGCAATGATTTTTAAAGCCAAAACAGTTTTGCCAAATCCAGTATATAAATCTAGAAGACCTCCAAATCCTCCATTTTTTATAGAGTTAATATACTTATTCACAACTATTTGTTGGTCTTCACGGAGAGAACCATTAAACATTATATTAATTTTTTCATAATTATTTATTTTAATTTCATTTGGGTTACCAAAATGAAGAATTCCAAATACGCGAGGAACATAAAACTTTTGCGGCGATTCTTTATATATAGGAAAAGCTTCTGATTCTACTGGCGATTTAGGAATATATGGTTTTGCCATTAATTCATCTCTTATAAATACACATTCTTTAAGTGACAATGTATTTTTATAAATAGAATATCCTTTTTGCCCTAAATATGTTTTATACATTCTATAAAATACTATTATTTTATAGAATAATTTATTTACATTATTCAATTTTTATTTATTTTTTATTTATTTATTTATTTTATTTATTTTTTATTAAAAATATAAATATTTAATATATATAATATGTTAAAAGTAATCCTAAGTTTGTTATTCCTTTTTATTATGTTATCATATGTTTTTTCTAGCGAGTTTATTACATCCAAAACAATTTTAAAAGATTTAAACTTATATGATAAAACTATACAAATAAATAATCCAGTACCGATTGAACCCAAAACAAGAACGCTTGAAGAAGAAATTATTACTACTGTTAAAAATGAAAATAATGTTAGCACTCCAGCCGCATATTTTCCCATTTTAGAATCGGTATCTAATGCCGCCAATTTAGAATAAAATTTAGTGTTTTTTAAAACTTGTCAATTGACTATATCCATAATCGGTTTTTTCAGTGACTACATTATCTGTATTAAATAATACATCTCTTACCTCATCTGGAGTTGCCAACTCGCCTTGTTTTAATAACCCATTCTCATTACTTATTATATCTTTAACATTTACAAGCTCGCCATCTTTATTAATAGTTTGTGTTAATACATTACCACTTTCTTTTGCCTTTTTAATATTTTCTTCGATTGCTTGTTTTCTTGCCTCTTTAATTCGTTTATCAAATTCCGTTTTGGCAGCTTTTTCATTTTTTTGTTTTTCATTCATTAACTCGTTTAATTCAGATTCTAAATATTCCACTTTGCCAGTTTTATATGCCTCCGGATGCCATGGAACCCATATTCCAACTGGACCCACTAAAATATCATGGTTTGGATCTAATTCTCTAAGAATTTTACAACGCATTTCAGCTTCTTCTTGTGATGGAAAGCAACCACGAACCTTTAACCCTCTGGTTGATGTTTGAAACTTATTTTCTTGATTAAATAGCATTTCTAGTTTTTCTTCATTATGATCAATATATGTTTTATATTCAGCATATAAAGAAATATTAAAAATATTTTCTTGTTCTTGTTTAGCAAAGTCTTCCAAATCACTTTGTAGTTTCTCAAATGAAATCTTATATTTATAAGAGACAAAGTTTAAAAACTGAGTAAATTTTTCAAGCGATTTAAATAAATCATATTGTTTTATAAAGTGTTCAAAGAAAAATTGTTCTTTTTGTTTTAATATTTTTTCTGGAGAGAGAAAAGATAAACATACAAACTTTTGTCCTGCCAAGGCTTGATCTTCATCAAGTAAATCAACATATTTTACATTATCTTCTTTAGTAGTATTCATTCTAATATTTATTACTTCTTATTTAATATTTAAGTATTTATTTTAATTCATTTAATTCATTTAATTCATTTAATTTTTTTATTATTATTTTCTTAACAATTATTATATGTCTTTGATTGGGTATTTAGATATAAATGAATTGTTTAAACGCGCTTTAAAATATTTTTTTGAAGGTATAATTGTTGCTTTAGCTGCTTATGTTATACCTACAAAAAATATTAGAATTGATGAAGCTGCCTTAATTGCATTAGTCGCAGCCGCCACGTTCTCTATTTTAGATACATATTTACCAGCACTTGCTGTAAGCGCAAGAACTGGTGCTGGATTTGGTATTGGCGCCAATCTTGTAAGTTTCCCGCATGGTCTTTAAAGTGTTTTTAAATTGTTTTTAAATTGTTTTAAAAAAATTATATTATCTATTTATATAGATAATATGAGTAATTCAGTAGAGTTAATAGAAACTCAGTTTAGACAACAATTAGCTAATTTAGACGCATTTTATAGTAATAATTATAGAAAAATTATAACTAGTCGAATGGCATTTCGCATAAAAACTTTTTATATTAGTCAGTTACAAACTATGTATACTACTAATAAAACTAATTTAATTAATTATAAAAATAATAAAATTAAAGAATATTTACAGCAACAACAACAACAAATACAGCAGCAATTAGAATTATATCAAAGAGAATCCGAACAAAAAATTTTAAATAATATAGAATTAAAAGCATTGATTATTGGCATAAATTATTTAAATACAGCAAGTGAACTTTATGGATGCATTAATGATGCCAATCATTTACAAAGTTATTTTGTTAATAAGTATAATTTAACTACTAATAATTTATGTTTATTAACTGACAATACAATTGTTAAACCTACAAAACAAAATATTTTAAAAAAATACAAAGATTTATTAATTAATGCCAAAGCTGGAGAGAAACTTTTTTTTACCTTTAGCGGACATGGTTATTTTAGAACAGATTTAAATAATGATGAAATTGATGGAAAAGATGAATTGTTAATAACAATTGATAAACAATCCATTAGTGATGATGAATTAAAAACAATAATAGATGAGAACTTACCAGAAGGAGTTACTTTATTTGTTATTTTTGATTGCTGCCATAGCGGCACTCTTATGGATCTAAAATACAATTATTTATCTGGAAATGAAGATTTAGTAACAAATGAAAAAATAAGTGAAACTAAAAGCAATGTATTTTTAATAAGCGGTTGTTTTGACTCGCAAACAAGCGCGGATGCTTATATTGATAATAAGTTTCAAGGCGCGTTAACTTGGTCTTTATTAAAAACATTAAATGAAAATAATAATTTAACTTGGAAAGACTTGTTAATAAATATGAGAACCTTATTAAAATCTAAATATACTCAAATACCGCAATTATCATCTGGTAAACTTATTGATATTAATGGACCCATAGTTTTTTAAAAATGTTATTTAATAATTTAATAAGGGTACATTACTTTTTCAAATAATTGCCACATATTGGGATCTTTTGGATTTTGACCATATGCTTTAAAAAATTTCTTATAATTTTTTATAACATATTCAACAGAGCTATCTTGTGCTTTTGGATACAAATATACTTCATACGCATCTTGCGACATAAAAGAAGATAATAACGCAACAACATTTGGATCATTGTTTAACTCGCTTAAATGTTCGGCCACTCTTTTTTTTTGTAATTTAATTATCTTATAATCATTATTCTTTTTAATTACTACAACTGTTTCTCCTTTGGCTAAATTTCGCCAAAATGTTTCTAGTTTTTTATTTTTTCCCCATACTTCTTCCTCTTCTTCACCTTGATTTTTTTTTGTGTTTGATATTTTTAACTTTTTTGACTTGTTATTTGTGATTTTTTGCCATCTATGTACATTTGATTTTGTTGCCACTACTATCCAATAATTTCCATCATTGCCTTTTTTTTTAGTTCCTATATTAAATGCTGTGGCGCTTGCTGTTGGTCCTTGTCTTACTTTTTTAGTTGCCATATATATATGTATATAATAATAATCCTATTATTATTATATATGTTACAAATATCTGAACAATATTAAAAACTTTAAAAATCTTAAAAATCTTAAAATATAATTAATATCCGCCTCTTAAACGTAATACAAGATGAAGAGTGCTTTCTTTTTGAATATTATAATCACTTAATGTTCTCCCATCTTCTAATTGTTTACCCGCAAAAATTAATCGTTGTTGATCTGGCGGAATTCCTTCTTTATCTTGAATTTTTGCTTTTATGGTATCAATTGTGTCCGCTGATTCAACCTCAAGAGTAATTGTTTTTCCAGTCAGTGTTTTAACAAAAATTTGCATGCTTATACTATTGTATTATATTATTTTTTTATATTATTTTATATATTATTTTTTTATCCAATTCGTATATTTTGATCCATTTTATTTTCTTTATAAAAGACTGCTTTTATAAATGTAAATAGTAAGGCAAATCCTACTTTAATTAAAAATATTAATTTATTTATTATTGATTTCATTATTGTAAATACAGTGTTAAACACTGTAGAAATAACTTGAAAAATACTATTAAAAACTTGAGAAATTGCTTCAAAGAGTGCTTTAAACATTTTTAATTTATATATATACTATTTTAAAATATTATATATATCTAAATTTAAATATTGATTTATTACAATTCTTCTTCACAATAATCGTCTTCAACGTCATCTATTCTTCCTGCATTTGAAGCAATACTATTATTAGAAACAGGACCTCTGGGACCCATAGGACCCATAGGACCCATAGGACCCATCGGACCAATAGGACCCATCGCGCCGCCTGGACCTGCTGGACCTGCTGGACCGGCTGGACCAGCTGGACCCATAGTACCATTTAAGCCAGCAGCACCAGCAGGACC